TTCTCAAGGTCTTTTGCCACGCGCCGCCTCCGCTTCCATTCGATCAATCTCTGCCATATGGTCCTGCATATCTAAAATTTCATGCATATCCAGAAGATCGTCTACGCTCATTTGATACAGTTCGGTAAAACGACAAAGGCCAGCTATCACTGGCCTCCACAAAAACAAGTCAACTTTGCTTTCGGTTATATTGTACTTACTAGCACCATTTATTGACCTGTTTTTGCTGAAGCGTTTTGGAGTCCCCGCATTAGCGGAGAAAAAAAACCCCCAAAATTATAACGCACGGCCTCGGTAACGACTAAAACGGTAAAGCCATAGTCAGCTAAATTATCATTCGACCATTTCTTGCCATCGACTAGAACGTCGGCGGTCAGAGATCGAATGAGAGTTAGCAACTCATCCTCGCTAGTCATCGCCATCACCTTAGCTATGCCGCTGCCGAGTTCACCTTTGGCTAGGCTGTCGATCATAGGTCCAGAAACCTTGGCTAGACGATGGATGATGCGCCACCCATCGACTGCATTGATTTTACCGAACGATACTTCACGACCTTCTATTTCTTTTGTGTGCAATTGATTCACGTATTACCCTTAAGGACTATAGTTAGCGCCAGACTGTGTCTGACCACCGAGGAAAATCTCGATGTTATCGGTCATAATGGTCCATGCCCTATCCTGATGGGTCTTGGCAAAGACAATATCCGGAATCTTTGCGATGAACGCCGTTGGAGCGGACATGACCGTATTACCAAGGTTGTCTTTAATCAGCAGAGGAAAGATCCCAACCGATCCGAGACGGTCGGCTGTAGCGATCTTGGAAAGGTCATCATTTGATGGACTTCCTTGCTGGAGAGTAATGGTAATTGTGGCGGAGTTATCGTTACTCTTTACTCGAGTAGCTTCCCCATCGGCACCAACCACCATAGTAAATGCATCGGTTGCGCGAGAAATGGAAATCATAGTCTCGGAGAAACCTTTGATTATGTACGGGCCAACGATCACAGATAGCTGTTTAGGGTCGAATGTCCAAAGCATATATTCCACCTTTCATTGATTAGACGACTACTGTTCCCTTGATCAAAACACGCTGAATAGCGCCAGCTGTATAGGCGATAAACTCGACATTCTGAAGCAAGCGAGCTGCCTTATCAGTTGCTGGAACATTACGAGCCTTTGGAGCACTAACAACTGGAGCTGGATCGGGTGCCAAGTATCCCTCGGCAACGCTCGTGCCAAGGCGGCCATAAACTGCATTGACGATGATATTGATACCATCATCGGTATAGGGAACTTTCTCAGCAGCGATGAGGGTAGCGTAAACATCTTCCTCCATCCTGGCTTCGAGATAGAGGGCACCGATATAGGTGTCGATGAACCCGCTCGTCGCTCCATTGTAAACGGTTCCATTGTAAGTAATCTTGCGACCGCCGACTTCTGGATACCAGTTGACACCTTTGCTTCTGAAAGTTGTTTCATCAGCAACAGTAAGACCTGTCGTAGCCTGAACGCCTTCAAGCTCTTTGAAAGCTGCTGTATAGGAACCAGGAGTTCTAGCAAGAATCGCTGAAGCCGCTGCAACGTCGATATAGTCCAATGGGCTAGTCGAGCTATACCAGACCGAGGACCAGTTGCTTGTCGCCGATGGAAAGGTGCTCTTGGAAGCCAACCGGAAAAATCCATACTTCTTGTTTGCGGCGACCCAAGGCATCGCATTGTCGATAGCCGCAACGCTATCATTTTCCATAGTCAGACCGAACCATGCGTTATTCAAAAGCGCGATTTGGGTTAGATCCGTTGCTGGAGTATTCACGTTACCGCCAGTTGCATTTGCAACATAGACTTTAGGAACGCGAGGGTTTTGGGCAAATGCTGCCGTGAGCATCTTTTGAACAGGTGAAGCTGTGATAATATCTGTATCAGATAAAGCTTGAGTCAGGCTCGTATACTCTTTCACCTGATAGGTTCCAGCAGCTGTCCAGCTTGCATTGAAACTGGTTGCCTTGCCCAGAATCAAAAGGCTATTGAAGCCCTGTCTGGAAATGGCACTCGTGCTTACTTTCACTTCTACATCGACAATATCAACTATCTGGACCATGCCTAACTCCCATCATGGTTTGTTTACCCATAAAATCGGTGTCACGTCATCGAAGTAACCAACACCATCTGCGTCGCTGCCATCCTGTAAAGCAACGGCTAGCACCATCTCCATCTCTGCCCTTGGTTCATAACTATTTTCCACGATTTCAGAGCTTAGGACAACTTCACCCGTCCTTAAGATCGAGATTGAGTTATCAAGGCTCATCGCTTGGCGCACAGTTAGTTTCTCGAACCCAGAGGCGCAGCGAGCACCTTCAATGTAAGCCTCGCTTCCGAACCAATGCAGTCTAACATTCAACTCCCTAAACCCATATTGTCTGTATGTGCCGGAAGTCAGAGAGCCTGGATCGGTTTCCATTGTAAACCAGTCATTTATAACTGGTCCCCAGGATAAAAACTCTATGGCAGTGTAAGGTAACTTGGGGCGAGGCGCATCAGGATACCAATAGATTACCTCGGTATTTGACCCTGCGAGTAAAACGCCCTGCCGCACTGAGTATTGAATCTCTGCCCAAATTTTCATTTCATCTCCCTCACACTATAGCCGATAGACCGCCTCAGTTGCCCTGTGTCTACCAATGGTGTGCCGGAGCGATGTTTTAAGGGCTTCCAATTATTGTTGGTAAAGGTTAGACGCACATCTCTTTGCATGAGAGCGCCATACTGCAAGAGGGCTTTCCGATAGGTCTGCTCGTCTACAGAATTTTGAACTAACTTGATAAACGCCTCGGTCCATTCTCGTCTTTTCCGCTTATATGTTGAGACGAGAAATGACCTTTTGGGGATCTTTCGAGTGCCAAACTCGTGATAACTTCCCACCTCTGCGACGGTCGGGGTTCTGGCATTCCTACCACGGGGCCTACGGTGTGTTCCGCGTTCGGAATGCGAGGATTTTTTTTTATCGGTAGACTTAACTGGCGTTCCTTTCGGATCGCTCATGATACCAACCTGGATTTCAAACGGACGGCCAATGAGCGTCTTTAAAAACGCCTCATTAACTTTATTTTTTGTCCGTTTGACTCCCATTACCAGCCTCGCACCAGTTTGTTCTGATCCATATCTGTTAAGATGTTGTACATCTCATCTGTCAGATACTGAGCATCAATATAGTTTGGAACATTCGATGGTGGGAATGGCAACATATTCTGCCCAACCAGCGTTACCCGATAATGAGGCATCAGATAGTTCCATCGTTCCCATCCAGTCATGAACCAAAGCTTGCCTTTAATCTCGAAAAACACACTATCCTGGCCGCCAGCCTGTATTAGCTGAATCGTATCTTCATTGGTGAATAGAACCAAGTTTTCGATATCCTGGGTTCCCTCACCATTAAACTGACGAAGGTTAGATGCCGGATTTTGTACGGATGCTGTTATAGATTTCTGTTCTAGCGTTCCATACTCCCAGCGACCGGACAAATACTGGCAGTTCCGAAACCATTTCATAGTAACGGTTTCTTGACACCATGATGGTATTATCCAGTGTAGCATAAAACCTCACGCTTCCGGCTTAGCTGGCTTTGGAGCTTTCGCAGGTTGCGGAGCAGCTGGCTGTTCATCGGGTAACTTTTCCCAAGCTGCTATCGAGCCGAACTTTTCCTGCGCTTTTAGCAGAATTTCCAACTCGGACTCGCCCTCGAAAACTTCCGATGAAAAGACAGCAACACCAGCTTCATAGTCAACTTTGCTTACTTTATACTTCATGGATTAGTTCCACCTTTTGGAGATGACCAATGCCGAGCGCCGATATCATGAACATCTTGCGCATCGTCTTTATTTACAATCTCAACGGCAACTCCATCGAGGTGCCAGCTACGATTGAGAGCCCCAGGATAATCTAAAGCCCATACATCATAGTTACGAACGACCGGATTCCCATTGATTGTCTCAGTCGTTTTAATTGACCAATTAGGCATAACAACTCCTTAAGGATAAGCGGCACAGTGAAGCTTAACAGGAGGACAACAAAAGAGTTCCCCCGTAACCGAGGGAACCGCCTTGAACGACTTGAGGAGCAAAAGCCACTGCTGTCCGAATGTCGTGAGCATAAGCCAATCGGTTGGAATGCCAATTGAAGACGAGCTAGCAGAGCTGCTGCTATGCCCAAAACTTCGAGAGACGTTCCCGACTGTCTCGCTCGTGACAGGTCCAGCAACAGTGGCCGATACCCCAGGAACAACACCACCGGAAGATCCTGCTTGGGCTGCTGAAACGCCCCATAGCGTATAGTAATGTCCCATTAACAAAGCGATCCCAAGCTTGTACTTCTCGTAAGGCCAAACAGCTGAGTTCATGAAGGTACTAGCGAGTTCTCGAACGACTGGGAACTCGGTGGCATTGGCAGTCCTAGCGGTAAACATGTAGTTCGTTACCACATCAACATAAGCCGGAGTTACATCGTCGAGAGCACTCATATAGACCTCAAGAAATCGTTATTGTTTGGCTGCCTTCTGGTACTTTTTTCATTTCCTTTAGTTGCTTATCAATCGCATTGCGAAGCGGTCGAGGCGCATCATCAAGCCATGATTCGAGCAATTGGATATTGTAGGTTTTAGCTACAACAGCAGCCGAAAGCTTTTCATCATGGAACTTGATATCTCCGTACTCGACAAGTTCCTCAAGACCAGCCCAGTAGCCGTTCTTTTCCAAGTCGGCTTTCTGGGCATCGGTCACCCGATTGATGCCTGGATACAAAAGAATACCACCACAATAGACAGCACGAGCTTGAGTGTTTTCTACAAACATTTAGATTCCGTTTGCTTGCGCCACGGACTTGGGAGCCCAAAGCACCACGCCTGCGGTCCTGCCGTGACAAGGGAACTCATACATCAAAGCTTTCTCTTGAGCTGGCAAGACTTCAAAGTCTTGAGCAACTTCAAGCGTTACTTTATCTGGATTACGATCATAAGCGATCATGACATCGGTTGCCGAAGCGCCAGCACCCTTGAGCTGATAGACAGGGATAACCGCTGTGATGAATGGATTAGATGCCAATACGAACTCAAGGATGGTTACATCAGAAGTCGCCGAACGTGGAGTCGTCGCGATCTTAGTGTACTGCGCCTCTGGCAAGAGAAGCGTGTTAGGCGTCTCGACACCGTTACTGGCAGTTCGGATCGCTGCGATTGTGTCCGCGATATCCTTGATAATCTCATCAGCAGTCTTCGTAGACCAAGCTTTCGAGCCACCTGATGCACCGTTCGCTAGGGTAACGCTGTTGGTGTTGGGGTTGTTAACGAAGCCAGGGATGCCGAGGTTAGCATCGCCAAGCATCGCCAGATCGTTTTCTTTTTGCAGGTAAGCATAACGGGCTACGTTAGCCAAACGCTGCTCAAGGCCCACACCGGCAGCGCGAGCTGCTCGGATATCCTGGACCGAGTACCCAAAGGCTACGCCAATTGCATAGATCTTGCGGGTGTCAGTTCCAGAGCGGAACAATGCTACGTTTGGCAGATCATTTGCATAGTAGTTAATGATCTTAGCAGAGCCAACTTGATCGTAGTTATGCACAACCACATAAGCAGCAGCTGGGTTCGATGAATAGCTGACAGGGAATAGGCGGCGAGCGAGCAATTCCGGGTACTGCTGGTCCATCATTCGAGCTTTGACATACTCGATCTCTGAGCAGAGGAACAATGACAGGTCAGCATCCAAATTTACAAACTGTCTAAATGCGGTCATAGCGATATCTCCAAATTTTAAATTTTATTCCCAGATGAGTTCGAGGCAAACGATTGCATCAGCGCCACCGGCAGTTACAAACTTGCCTTTAACATCCACGTTACTGGTAGATGTTTTACCAAACTTACCGCTTGCGATAACGTAGTAAGCTGGATCATCAATAGCGACTGCTTCAGCAGCCTGAACATAGACACGGCCATAACGCATAACAGGTGCGCAATCACCCTTAGCGTAAACAGCGGCGGCTGGTCCACAGAGGCAAGAGCATCCGTAGTAAGTAGCAATGACAACGCCTGCTGACTTATCAGCTGCAGCGGCTACCTTCACTACGTTACCGTTTGCATCCCATTTCACGACCTGTCCTGGACTAACACCGTTAGTCTCTGCGACCATGCAGCTATCAATTTGCCGAAGAGCAAACTGTTGAGCGAGCATCCCAGACACGCCAACTGCCATTGCAGAACCATAAGTTAACTGAGCCATAACAAATACTCCTATCGTTTATTAAGCTTTGTAAGCGTTTCGTGCTTTTTCCTGCATCTTTGCGCGAGACTTGGCATAGACTGTCTGCCAAGAGTCCTCAGCGGCATCACCGATGACAGCCTTAGATATAGCAGTCTCGGTTCGTCTTGGCTGCGAAGGCCGCATAGCATCCTCGCATGCGATCTCGAAACGAGCGGCTACATACTCATCAGAACGGCCAGACAAGTCCAACTCAGGTCGGATGGTCTTTATTACCTGTTCCATGATTTCTCGCTCGGTCGAATCAGAGAGAGCCACTTTTGGTCCAAGGATTTGCTGGGCCTTAAGCTCCAAGCCGACCCGTTTTTTCACGGCTGATGCAAATGAATCAGCGTCGTGGAATTGGGCGACCTTGAGTTTTTCCGAGAGTTCATCACGCTCGGCTTTCAGGCGCTCGTGGGCATCTCGAAGGGTTTTGAGTTCTTCTGCGTCCGTGTTCACTACTTGCTGCTGATCCATTGCTTGTTCCTCAAAGTTTGATATCCCATCACAAAGCGCATGGAGTTCTGCTTGTGAGTCTTGGATGATTCTACAAGCCGGACCTCCCCGCGCTTTATCGACAAGGGATAAATGGTTATAGCGTATCTGCCTTTGCACTGCATCATAAGGTTGACCGTTGAAAACTCCAGGAGTTTCATCGAGCAAACAGGTATAGCCGAGGCTTATTTCCCGCTTCTTGCCCGTTTGAATCTGGTCGATAGTCTTACGATCAAAGAAAACTATTTTGGTCCTGATATAGTCAGGGCTTTCTGTTGCAACGTCATCGAGCTGAACGCGCATCGGCGTATCTGCCTGCCATCCAACGATCCAATCCTTAGCGTTATCTGTATTCAGAAGGTTTACCGGCGGGTGATCATTGGTTGCAGGAAGTCCATGAAGCGATGCCATCGTCTCATCGGCAAAAACTTCATCGGGATGCCTGAGCTGCCTTTGGATTTTCACAGTTCCATCTGGAGCCATATCAAAATAGGTGAAAATGCCGGTTCGAGTGAGGTTGGCTTCGACCGGCAGAAAGCCATTTGGCAGAAGCTTCGCGCTTCCATCGCTTAGGACTGCGTAGTCATGTCTGACAATCTGCTTCATGAATTATTCACTCCACCATTATCAAAGCCGGAATCATTCGATATTGGAGTATCAGCTTGTGGCACATCGTTCGCCAGCGGAGGTTCAGGTGCAGGTGGTGGTGGTGGTGGCAATTCCTCGATCTTATCAATAGACCCAAGGTCATTGAGAGCGATTGCCCTGGCCTGCCCTTCGTTTTCGGCTTCGATATCCTTGGTCGTATACATATTCACAATTTTATAAGCGCGATACGTTGGCATTTCACTCACCATCCATCTCTGGCCTAAGACCTTTCATGATCTTGGCTCGATATTCCTTGCGAGCCTTTCGGGCTGCTTTCCGAGCCTGGGAATAAGCAATAGCCGCTGCTTGTTCTTTAGGTCTGCCCTCGCTGATCAGCTTCGCTATGTTTTCACTTATGGTTTCTTGGCTATAACCGAGAGATAGTGGCATATAAACCCCTAAAAGTCTATTCCCTGAATCAAGTTAACCGCGACACATCGGCAGTTCCAAGGTTGTCCAGGGTAGGTTGGTGCTCCGTTGTTATAAGCTGGGTCGCTTGCTTGAGGAATCACCCTGCCCTTAACATATGAGCTTTTGCCGTATTGTATCTCCGTTGGAGCCTTAGTGCTAGGGTTCCAGGCGAAAACTTTTTGGTTCAAACTTTTATGTGTCGGGCGAACCCTTTCGTCCTCGGCGGTCTGCCACATATAGATTTCAATACCGGCTTCGGCTGACTGCCGCTTATCATATTCCCCAATTACGGTTGAGGTCGCGTTACGGGCTATAAACTTGGCCTTATTCAAAGCCTTTCGCGCTTCGCTATCCTTTGGAGCATCCCGAACGATTGCTTCCCCAGACTTGGGGTTGGCTGTCCCTAAAACGGCCCTGGCGATGCTTTCCCATCGTTCCCCTGCCGAGACACCATTGAGGACACGAGAGGCGATAGCCGTTCCCCCAGCCGCTTCCTGCTGGACATATAGATCCAATCCAGTCTGATTTGCCGATCTAGTTTGAATTGCCGCTAGGTCTTGAGACATTCCAGCCGACATGGATGAAATAAGACCTTTCGATGCCTCTATCGCTCCTGTCAGGTTTTTCTCATTGGCTGCAACCGTTATCTGAGTCTGTAGGGTTTTCTCGAAATTCTTTTGGCTCTTTAACCTGATGTTTTGAAATGTCTCAGCAGTTACTTTTTGCAACTTACCAAGGTTAAACTGCGATTGCATAGCCCCTGTTATCTGCTGGAGTAGCTGACGAAGCCTATTCTGATCGGCCTCGCTGGCATCGAGAGTGGTTCCAGGCACTAGAGTTTTCAGATAGGGCAGCACCTGATCTATGAAAAGCTGGAAATAAAGCTTATAAGCTTCCTTTGACTCGCGCTCCATGCGAGCGAAGTCGATATCATACCGCTTTTGAATATCCGATGTTTTAACGGATGATGACTTCCTCTTCGCCATTTACTAGTCCCCGCGCTAGAAGAGTTTCTTCCTCTTGTTCTGGTGTTTCTGGTGGCTCTGGCTGTTCGTCACGTTCCTCCAAGTCCTCGAACTTGGTTGACTCCAGCATTTCATGCTCGATAGTTGTATCAAAGCTGTATTCGCCACTGCCAAAGCGAGACTGCGCTACGGTCTTGGGATCGTAAACGCCTTTCTCGATATAGATTGCGTCGATATCAGCTTGAACTTTGCGGGTAGCTATCTTTGTGGCTTCATCAGTTTGGTAAAGAGGTCTAAAAACGAAAGTGAAGCCTTCTGGCTTATCTGGAGCTTCATTTTGCAAAAATAATAGCTGATGCAAATAATCCAGAGGCCCGCGCAGGTTCTGCTCTTGAGCAGCTTTGACCATATCGTAGTAGTCATTCAGCTCACTTCGACCTGTTGCCCCAAGACCAGAGGGTGATTCACCGAGCAGACGGGTGTGGGGTATTCCTGAGCCTGATACAAGGCGATCAGTCGTCATGCGTAAAAGCTCGGCTAGGCCAGCAACTGATGCCCCTACTGTGTCAAACTCATCCTGTTTATCAAGGATAACCGCTCGAGCAATCGAACGCGAAAGGTTAACAGTCTCAATTTTTTTCATGACCAGCTGTTCCTGGTCCATAGCCAGAGCTTCAGCTAGTCCCTCAACTTTGAAAACTGGTTGATTGAAATCAGTCATCAAGGTGGCAACAGAGTCATAGCTAGTCGAATAGTTTCGGATGGACTTATAAAGCTTTGCATAGATAGAATCATTCCAATAACCATTCTGAGCGTATAGACGAGTTGGCAGTTTCTGACCATCAAACCGCAGAACGCGGGAGTAGTGGATTCGCAGGAAGGTGGCATCGGTCCATGAGCCTGAACCAATGCGAAAATTATAATAGGCGGGTTTCCCGAAATCGGGATCGTCGAGATTAGTGATTAAATCGGCTTGATCGACTTGAAACTGCCAACGGTCAAATACTACCATTGAGTTTATCCTGTCGATACTCTTCAGATCAAGAGGTTCTGACGCATCCTTTCCATCTGAAACAGAAAGGTAAATAAGACTGCCGCCATACACTCTGGCTAATGTCCAAGCCCAAGCAATCTGCTTCCAGATATGAAGTCTATCAAACTCACCATCAAGGTATTTGGTGATATCTCCAGAATCTTCGCTTGGGATAATCCAGTCAATCCCTTCTCTGGTTCCATCATCAGGGACTATCGAAGCAATTTTGGAACCGATATCATCGGCTGCAAAGATTGCCTCAGCATTTGTCTTATCGAGTCCCACCCACATGGGCCTCGCGTATGATTGCTTATCCAGGTTAGTACCAATACCGGATAAAACATTTGCCCAGCCATCAGATGTGACAACTTGTTTTGGACTTTTTTTCACTTTATTTCTCGAAAGCAGTCGATCTACCCAACTCATAGTTGCCCCATAGCTTGAAGGCGTCTAAGCCCTGTTAGTTTATTCCAATGTTGAAGCCCCTGGCTAATCGCGTCAACTATATCATCATTGGCTCCGTTTGGAAACGATTGCAGTTCATGGATAACCTCTTTAGTCCAAGGCGCAAAGCTTGGAAAGTGAACATTTCCAGCTTCAAATAATGGCGCTACAACATGGAGACGCTCATCTTTGCCAGACTCCGGTCGAACGGGTATGACTCTTGATATCTGGGATTTTAACATAGAGATAACAGCCGGACCATTTGCCTTGTCCTCTATGAGTATAGAGGTATCTGGGTACTTCGCTGTCATTGCCTTGATAGCTTCCATCGTTTGAACGATATCAGCTTTCTTGCGATAGCAGTCTATGATGTAGAAATCAGCTCCATGCTTGGCTATCACAATGCCTACAACATAGCTGCTTCCAGTCTCTTTGAAAGTTAGATCCCAGCTTTGAATCAGGTCATGTGCTCGTTTCGATGATATATCGAAAGGCAGACTGGAGTAGTATTTGAGCCAAGCTTCCTTGATTATATTACCGCCCTCAATCGTGGGCGATTGCTGGTAGAGAGCTGACCAAACCTTTTCACCAACTGACTTGCGGACAGTTTCAAGGTATTCAATATCGCCTTTGAACTCAGGCCATAGCGGATCGCCTTCTCGTCTTTTATCCGCTGGATGCTTGAATGGGTTATGTTCAACACCAATGGCAGGAATGGATATGACTTCCCATTGAGTTGCTTTTGGATCTCTTTGGGCCTCGGACAATAGATAGCCAGCAAGGTCTGCTTCATGCCAGCGAGTGTGCATGAGGATGATATGCCCGTTTAATGTGAGTCGTGTTTGCGCGACTGAGTTATACCAGTCGATTACCCTTGCCCTGGTTGTTTGGGAATAAGCTTGCTGGAGGTCTTTGAAAGGGTCGTCGATAATGAATATATCGGCTGACTTTCCAGTTGTTGAGCCGCCTACGCCAACACTGAACATCGAACCTCTAGCGTCAATGACCTCGAAATGGTTCGCGGTTCTCTTATATCCGCCACTTTTAACTACATTTTTATGCGATATGCTTGTTCCAGGAAAAATATCCTCGTAAGCGTCCGAGCAAAGTATCCTCTGAACGTCTCGACAGAAGCCCATTGCTAGGTCCGCTGAGTATGATGCAAGGATAATGCGGAGGTCAGGGTTTCTGCCCAGCATCCAGGCTGGGAGCGTCCTCGATACAATTTCACTTTTACCAGTCTGAGGCGGCATGAATATCATGATCCGCTTTTGCTTTTCATGGGGCAGTCGTGAAAGTCTTTCACATATGACTCGATGATGCCAATTGATCGAGTAATGCTTATTTATATAGGTGGCAAAGGCCAATAGGTTATCTCTAGCCAATCCCTTGAGGTCATCAAATAAGGCTTCATAGATTTCCAACTCTAGTTTTTTTCTCTTACTTCCCATCTTCCATCTCGGCTAGTTCTTGAATGAGTCTTTGATACTTTGCAATGAACGCCATTCGTTCCTCTGGCATCATTTGCTTGATGGCTTCTTTCCTGCTATTCGATTCAGACTCAATGATATTTTCTTTCTTTGCATAGTAGTCTGGGAAGCGTCTACCCATCATGAACATGATCATACCTGGATGAGCATCTTTATATAAACTCCTTGGTTTTCCTGTAGTCTCGTCGATTGTTTTATTCTGTCCTGTAGCAACAACTGCCGCTAATCTTTCCCACCAAGCTTGCGATGCTTCCTTTGCAGTTTTGACAGCTAGGCCAAATTCTGGATACTGTTGCATCCAATGGAACACGGTATCCCGCCCCACTTTTATCTGTGTGCAAAACGCAGCTAAGGAGTAACCACTAGACATAACCTCGATGACTTTCTCACAGTATTCCGGCTTATACTTTGATGGCCTCCCAACTGGAGCGCCTTTTTTCGGTGGTCTTTTTGTTGGCATTAAATTACTCCTAAGCTAATAGCCAAACGTCAGAGGGAACTATGAAACTAGAGATGGTTGAGATTGATGAGCTTGTCTTTGATCCGAATAATGCCAGACTTCACAATGAGAAAAACTTGCGAGCTATCAAAGGAAGCCTAGCTAAATTTGGTCAGCAGAAGCCGA